TATTTAATGTTGATGATTCTTTTTCAATCCAATATCTTTCTCTTTCTTTTGCTTCAGTAATATTATTACAAGGATATTTTTCAATTATAACCATATTCCAATTTTCCCAACCACCATTTTCACGAATTATTTTATATATTTTATAATTATAACCTTTTGATGTTTCGTTATTACAAGTACTTTTGTGTAATCTATATCGCTGATAATAACAAGTTGTATGACCTATGTAAATATCAGTAATATTTTCGTCTTTACATTGAATTTTGTAAATAATTGTTTTCTTGTAGTCAGCTAACATATTAGACATTATAATATTACTATTATAAACTCTTTAAATTATAATTTATTAGAAATATTTATTAAAATCAATTTTATTTTTAAAAATCATCGCTTAATGTAAAAACATCATCAGATATATCTTTATTTGCTAGAGCATAAGAGTCATTCCGTTTCTCAAAGAAATTAGTTTTGGATTCTAAACTAATCAAATCCATGAAATCAAACGGATTGCTAACATTATAAATCTTTTTATAACCTAATTGGACTGCTAATCTGTCGGCAACAAACTTAATATATTGTGTCATTAAATCAGAATTCATACCAATTAATTTACATGGTAATGCCTCACAAATAAATTCGATTTCAATTTCAACCGCTTCCTTAATAATTTCATAAATACGTGACTTATCAATCTTCTTTTGTAATTTTGAATATAAAAGAATAGCGAACTCGCAATGAAGTGCTTCATCTCTTGAAATTAATTCATTACTAAATGTTAAACCAGGCATTAGACCACGTTTCTTTAACCAATATATGCTACAAAACGCTCCACTAAAGAAAATTCCCTCTACACAAGCAAAGGCGACTAATCTAGTTGCAAAACTACTTCTATTATCGTGAATCCATTTTTGCGCCCAATCAGATTTCTTTTTAATACAAGGAAAATTTTCTATAGCGTTAAAGAGTTTAGACTTCTCTTCTTTATCTTTAATATATGTGTCTATTAATAATGAATAAGATTCACTATGTACATTCTCCATCATTATTTGAAAACAATAAAACGCTCTTGCCTCTGAAAGTTGAACATCATTCATAAATCTAGACGCTAAATTTTCTAAAACTATACCATCACTTGCCGCAAAAAACGCTAAAATCATTGATATAAAATGTTTTTCCTGAGCGTTTAATGTGTCCCAATGTGTTAAATCTTTTGATAAATCAATTTCTTCAGCTCTCCAAAAACAATCCATTTGTTTTTTATACATCTTCCATATATCATCATACTTAATTGGAAACATAACAAACCTATTTTCATCAGGAGTGAGTAATAGTTCATTTGAGTTTTTTGACATTCTAAATATAATATACTAAAGATTTTAAATTTTTTTAATATAATATTTTGTTTTTGTTTTAAAAATATTATGAAATATATATAAATGTCTAATATGTTAAATGAGACAATTAATGAATGTATCAATCCATCTAGTAATAATATTTTGTTTACTGATAATTTTAATCAAAACCCTCAACAAGTTTTTAGAATAAGGGATGAACAATTTATTCAAATTCAAAAGTTAATTGAAGCAAAGGAGAGAATGATACAAGAAAAACAAAAAAAAATAAAATCAATAAAAAAACAAAATCACTTTTTAGAAATTGTCTTAAATGATTATAAAAAATATGATGATTATATATTACAACAAAAGAGAGATCAAATTAAAGCGTTGAATACACTAAATGAATATATCAATGAACTTACAATTTCTGGAAAGTTAACAAACAATAATTTAAAAGATGCAAAAGAAGAACAAAAAAAAATTTTGAATGAGATTGATAAAATTAAAAATAAATTGGATGAAGCAATCGGTCGTATGACAGAAACTAAAAATATATTAGAAGAAAAAAACAAAATGTAAATATTTAATTATTTAAGTATTTTAATAATTTTTAATGTTATTTATTTATATATGAGTCAAAAAGATTTTTTAATTGATTTTCAAAATAGTATGGATAGACTTACAGGAGCAAAACAAAAAATTCAACAAAGTTCTGAATTTAGAAAACAATTTACAGATAGTTTAAAGAATAAATTAGTTGAAATAAACGATAAAATTTTACAATTATCGGGATTAATTGATAGTTTAAAAAAATCAGTTTTAAATTTAGAAACCCAAATAAATACCAATAGTTCATCCATCGACAACAGAGAAACTCAAATTCAAACCTTAACCTCTCGTGTTCAGCAATTAGAAACTGAGAAACAAGCGCTACAAGAACAATTAAATAACTTAAATTCTGATACGACTGCTAAAGTTCAACAACAACAGGAGAAAATAGATCAATATGAAGAACAAATTCGTAATTTAACTGCTCAAAATGAAGCGTTAAATACTGAAAAAACTGCGTTATCGAAAGAATTACAAACAAAAGGAGAAGTACCTGCGCAACATTTAGAAGAAATGAATATGTTAAAGGAAGAATATGATACTAAATTACAAAAACAAATGGAAACAAATAATCAACAAATTCAAGAATTAAACGCAAAAATTCAACAAGCTGACCAAAAAATTTCGGAACTCGAAAAACTAGTGGAAGAGAAAACTAAACAAGCAACTGAAATACAGCAAAGTATAGAAGAACAACAAAAAAATGCTTTACAAGGTGTAGATACATTACAACAACAAATTGCGGCGCTTCAAACTGAAAATCAAGATTTAATTGAAAAATTAAAGAACGCTACACAAGCAATTAATGAAGCAGTTGAACTTCTAAATGTTATGGCAGATGAAGTACCAAACGCACAAACCAAACAAGAAGTAGAAACTCTATTAGAAAAAATTGAAGAATCTATTGAGAATATTAGTCGCGCTTTACAATCACAACCTACTTTACCTACACCTGTCCCACCTGCTCAACCTGTACAACCCGTACAACCTGTTGCTCCAAAACAATCCGGACCTATGGAAATTGAAATGGTTGATTTAAGTAAAAATAAATCAGCGCAATCAAGTGAAGGAGAAGTGGATGAACAAATTAATAATCCCAATACACCCTTAAAAATATATAATTTTCAAAAGAAAGGAACAACTTTTGAACTTCCACGTAGTAGAGTTATAAAATTATTACAAGAACAAGATGAAAAATACAAAAGATATAATCCATCATTAAATGGAGTAAGCAAATTCAAGAAAGCTATTGATTTTGTAAATAATACAAATAATATTAATGATATTACCAATTATTTAAAAGATAATAGAATAATGATAACTCCGTCAGGAACTATTTATGGTGGTAAAAAAACAAAGAAAATAAGAAAAGTACGTAAAACTAAAAAACTTAGAAAACAAAAAGGTGGATTTACCTATAAAACTAGTTCTAAAAGAAAAAGTTTAACTACCATTACTTCTAAAAGAAGTAAAACTGCGACTAAAACAAGCAAGCGTGTATAATTTAATTTACATTAAATCAGAAAGCATACCCTTTAACTTAGGATAATATAGACAATATTGAGGCCATTTTCCGTAAATTTCTCTATACTTAATTGAATTTAGATTACTTCTTAGTTTATTTGTATTATTCCTAATTTTAATGATATTTTTCCATTTGCGCTGTATTATTTTTAACCAATATGTTTTTAAAATAGCGACACATTCACCAGTTGGAAGATAAATACATTCACCTATTTCTGGTTTAAGACAATTAAAACTAGATATAATATTTGAATCGAAAATTTTAAATCTAAACATTACTAGAAAATGAGTATTAAGAGAACCATAGTAAATATTTATATTGTATAATTTACACAATATAATATTATATTTTGTTAAACTTTGTTCTTCCGGTTCATATAATGAAGCATCAAATTCATCATCGCTAGATTCATAATCAGTCCCATAATCAGATTCGTAGTACGTTTCGTTATCTGAATCGCCATAAATATAATTAACCATAATAAATTATATTTATTAATTACATTCTTGATTTTTAATCAATTTTTTTTAAATATTATATATATAATGAAACTAAAATCTAGTCTCTCTAAATTTTTGACAAATAAATTGGTTTTAAATATTGTATCGGTTGTTGCTCTATTAAATGTAATAGGTTATATGGTTATGGGAAATGTAAATAATGTTATATTTTTTATAATATTAGCAGTTCTTGTAAGATATTTTAGCAAAAATATGATAATTGTTTTAGGTATTCCTCTTATTGTAGTTAATTTATTAAGTTTAAAAAATGATTCGAATCGTGTTGAAGGCATGAAAAATAGTAGTGATACAGAAAATGAAGATAGTAAAAATAAAGGCATTCTAAAAAAAGCTTTAGATGATAATGAAAAATCAAAATCTTCACCAATTGTTCCATTACAACATAATGATAATAACACAAATGACGAATCCACAACAGAAAAGTCTGGATTTGAGGTTGGAAGAAAAAAAAATGGAGGTTCTAAAATAGATTATGCGGCAACTATAGAAGACGCATACGATGAATTAAATAATATTTTGGGAAGCGATGGAATTAAACGTCTTACTGACGATACACAAAATTTAATGAAACAACAAATGCAACTTGCTGAAGCGATGAAGGGAATGGGACCTATTATTAAAAATATGCAACCTATGCTCGAGAGTATGAAAGATATGATGAGTAATATGGGTGATGGTAACGCTAGTTTAGGAAATGTTATGGAAATGGCAAAAAAAATGACAGGAGGTAAATCGAGTAGCGAAAAATCATAAACGTGGTGTTAAATATTTTATATTATATTAATATAATATGAAAAAATGTCCTCCAGGAGTTATATGTATTGAAAATTATTCTATGTTTTTTATAATTACATGTATTTTAATTTTGATTTATCTTTTTATAACTAAACAAAATATTATTGTTAACAATAAACCATCTGAAAAAATAATTGTTAATGAACCACAGAGAGAAAATAATGGATGGTGGTTTCCCAGTTGGCCATATAATAATTTACCTTCAGACCCATTATTAAATCCATATAATCCTCCATTAAGAGATGAGCGTTATTTTGTTACAGGATTTCCTAGTAGAAGCATTCCACCAGGTACGGTCCCAATTAATATTTCTACTAATATTGGCGCAGTGGATACTAGTTATAGACAATTAGGCATATTGACACCTTCAAATGGAACTAGTAAGGATAATATTATTCCTCTTATGGGAAGACCTTTATTTACTAATAGAGATAAATGGCAATATTATACTACAAGTAATCAACATAATAATATTAAATTACCCGTTTCTCGCGCTGGAAAGAGTTGTACGAACGAATATGGATGTGATAAATTATATACTGGTGATACCATATATGTTGAGGGTTCGAATGAAGTATACAGAGCAACCTTATATGATAACGATACTATTAAATATTTGCCATTTGTATAATTATAATAATTATAATTTATAAATGTATTTTGAAGTAAAAAATTATTGCGTATAATAATAATAAGTCTATTAGAAATACAAATAAAAATTTATACATTTTTCTTTTACCAAAATTATATATTTTATGATCAGGAAATTCATAATTCCATAATTTTTCCAATTCTAATAACAACTCATATATTATAAAACCGGTCATAAATATAACAGCTGTTCTAAACGCATTTAAAAAAATTCTTTTATGTTCTATTTTATGTCTCATATAAATAATAAGTATATTTTATAATTTATATTTATTATTTTAGTTAAATTATGAACGTTTTGTTTTATTTTTTTTTGTCAATTTAAATCTTTTTGTTCTTCGTTTTTTTCCTCCTGTATTTGTTTCAATTGTTTCAACTGCTTTTTTAACTGATTCGAAACCATCTTGAGTGCCACTGCTATTTGTATTCATATTTTGAGTTATTTTTTCAGCAACCTTATCTGTAATATAATCTAAAACATCGTTTAGCGCTTTACTCACTTGTTCTTTAGGTTCTTTAACGTCTTCTGTTACATTAATTTCTTCTTCAGGTGTTTCTTCAATTGGTGTATCAGTTGATTCATCAGGTGGTAAATTACTTGGTTCTTCAGTAGGTTCTTCAGTCGGTGTTTCAGTTGGTGTTTCAGTCGGTGTTTCAGTCGGTGTTTCAGTTGGTGTTTCAGTCGGTGTTTCAGTCGGTGTTTCAGTAAGTTCTTCAGTTGGTGTTTCAGTAAGTTCTTCAGTCGGTGTTTCAGTAAGTTCTTCAGTTGGTGTTTCACTTGTAAATTCAGTAGGTTCTAACTCATTAGAAGTTTCACTTGGTAACTCAGTAGAAGACTCGCTTGGTAACTCAGTAGAAGTCTCGCTTGGTAATTCAGTAGAAGTCTCGCTTGGTAACTCACTAGAAGACTCGCTTGGTAACTCAGTAGAAGACTCGCTTGGTAACTCAGTAGGAGTCTCGCTTGGTAATTCAGTAGAAGTTTCACTTGGTAACTCAGTAGGAGTCTCACTTGGTAACTCAGTAGGAGTCTCACTCGGTAATTCAGTAGGTTCTAATTCAGTTGAATTTTGATTAGTTTCTTCTCTCTCTAATTCAGTAGGTTGTTGAACGGTTGTAGATATTTCATCTTGATTAGTTGATGATGTATCTATATTATTTTCTTGTCCTAATGTTTCGTTTGTTTCTTCATATTTAGGCGTATCTTCCTGACCTCCTTTATATTTTTTATGACGAATATTTTTTAGTGTTTTTCTAGCTAAATTAATACGTCTCTTTTTTCTAAATGTCTTATTTTTATTTGAAATGTTTTTTTTATTAACTCTCTTCTTTTTTGTTTGTTTTTTTTTATTATATAATTTTCTTATTTTTCCTTTAGTTAATTTCATTTTCTATATAAATAAATTAATATTTTTATTTATATAGTTATATTAATGAGTATACAAAATATTAATATATCAAAAGATTATGTAAAAGGCAACTGTGATTTAAAATGTTCATATAATTTTAAATATAAAGAAAGTCAATTAGCAGCGAAAAATAATGGCGTTATGATTACGTTAAAACATGAAGGTTTAAAAATGCCTCCTGTCCTATATAATAACCAAAAATATAATGTTGTAATGTTTCAAATATTTGCTCCTTCAATTCATATATTTAATGGCGCAAAAGCAGTTGCTGAAATAGTCATAGAGCATTATCCAGTTTTAGGTGGTAATAAATTGAATGTTGCTATTCCTATATTTTCATCGACAGAATCAAATGATGCAACAACATATTTAACACAAATAATTCAAACTGTCGCTACAAATGCTCCATCAGAAGGAGAAACAACAAACATAAGTTTATCAGGTTTTACATTACAAAAAGTTGTTCCAGTAAAACCATTTTATAGTTATACTAGTCCAAATGGCGATGAATGGATAGTTTACGATATTACATACGCTATACCGTTGAGCAGTTCTACATTAGACACATTAACTCAAATTATACAAGAATTTCCGATACCTACCCCGGGAG